TTGTTCCAATACTGCCTTTTTTAGTAAGGTTTGAATCCAAAGACTGAATACTTCCCTTGCTTTGAATCTCTCTCATTTTAGCTTGATGCTCAATTTCGAGTAATTCAATCGCTTTGTTTTGGTTCGCCTTCCCTTGGATAATCTTAGGAATATTCTTTAATTTATCTTCAAAAGAAAGCTGTTCTAAGGCTCTCTCTTTTACGACTTGATTCGTAATTGAATTAATAATAAATTCGGATTCTTTCTTTTGTGCCTCGGCTTTAATGTCAGAAACAGCTTTATTATGTGATGATTCTAAGGCTAATAATGTATCGTGTTTTACCTTTACATTAGCCTTCGTTCTTTCGATTGAATTTTTCTCTTTCTCGTATTTTGCGGTTTCCCCCTCAATCGCTTTTTGAACCTCACTATCTATCACATCCGCTCTGAATTGTGCGAGCTTGATTAATAGGTCTTCGGTATCTTTTTGGGCTTTTCCTTGTGCTTTCTTTTCCTTTTCTGATGCCTCTTGTTTTTGCTTTGTGCCATCTCCTAAATCAGAGTCAAGGGTTGTTTCTTTCTTATTAACCGTTTTATTTTCAGTCTTATCTAATTCTACTTTATACTTGAATCCTTCAAATTGCTTTTTAATTGAATCGGTTGCTTGCTTGAACTGTGCTACAATTTTATCCGCTCCAAATGCTTCAAATACTTTCTGAAACGCTCCGACTAAAAAAACGGTAAAGCCTTCTGTAATACTTACTATTGCGTTGAACGCTCCTTTCATTATGTTTTTCAATGAATCCCAAAGCCCTGACCAATTCCCTTGTAATAAATTTGAGAATACGCCAATAATTCCACCAATTACTTGTAAGGCACTTGATATAACACCCGTGATAACGCCAAATATTCCGAATGTGTCTTTATGGATTGTATCTAAAACATCTTTCCAAATGGATTTTATTACGGCAACTGTAAACGTAAAAACCCCTTTAATAACGCCAAATGTATTTTGAACAATCAAGGCTAAACCGTCCCAGATTCCTGTATCAGAAAGAAACTTTTTAATTTCAGTCCAGTTGGTTGTAACGATGTACGCAAGTCCTGCAATGCCCGCACCTACTGCTAAAACAGGTGATGAAACTAAGGCAATGCCCGCACTTAAAGCCGTGAAAATGGGGATTAAAGCACCTATACCCACTAAAATAGGAGGGATAACAATTAATAGTCCGCCAAAAATTACAGTTATTTTTTTAAATATTGGGTCTAAGTTTGAAAATGCACTTGCGATGTTTGAAATGAACGCTCCTACTTGTGGGATTATCTCTTTTAAATTTAAGGCTTCTGAAATATCATCCCCTAAACCCTTTAAACTCTTACCGATTGAATCCTGCATACTTGAATACAAGCCCGCTAATGATTTAGATTGTTTCTCGGTTGAACCGTAAAAACGCCCACCTTCTGAGGTTGCGGTTTTAAATGCTGCCGACACCATTTCAACCGAAATGCTCCCGTCTTCCATTTTCTTTTTCAAAGAAGCCATACTTTCGCCTGACGTTCTCGAAATTTCTTGAAGCGGATTAAACCCTGCGTTAATCATTTGGTTTAAATCTTGACCCATTAAACGCCCTGTTGATGACATTTGACCAAAGGCTAAGGATAACCCAGAAAAGCGTTCCGCATTTCCTTGTGATATATCGCTCAACTGATTCAATACAGGTAAAACGCTATTCCCTGCCACGCCAAAATTTAAAAGCGTTTTTGCTCCTTGCTGTAAATCTTTTTCCTCTAAGGGACTTTTTGATGCTTGCTTTTGAAGTTCTTGGATTAGGTATGACGCTTTTGAAGCAGAGCCTAACATCGTTTCAAAGGCAATTTGTGTTTGCTCGAAACTCGCTGACGTTTTTAACGCCTGTACTCCTAATAGTCCTAATGGAGCGGAAAAGGCTATTGCCATTTTTTGACCAATATTCCCGACTGTATTTCCAAACGATTCAAGCCGTGAGTTTGCACCCGAAACAAAAGAGGATAACTGCGAGCTTGCTTGTGCAATCCCACTTGTTAATCCGCTAATGTTAGCCCCAAAATCTACGTTTATTCCTGTCATTTTTTAAAAAAAGGCAAGCATAAAAATTACACTTGCCTAATAAAATACCCCAATCTATTTGCACCTGTTAAGGTTGAAAAATACGCTTTAATTAATCTGGGAACATATCCTCATACTTTGGAAGGTTCTCTATATTCCCGTCCCATTTGTTGGCAACTTCAATAATGTTGTCGTCAAACATTGGGATATAAACGATGTCTTTTAAACTCATTCTTTCGCCTGATTCTAAGCTACAATGAACTGACATTGTTAATCTTACTTTGTGTAACTCAAAGGACTGCTTATACTCGTGGTGATACTCTTTTTCAAGAAACTCCCCTAATGTCATTACAGAAAAGTCTTTTCTTGAAATTCCAATAATGCACAGCCCTTTTGTTTTTAAGTCCTTAAACGTTCTCGGTATTAAGACTTCTTTTTTTTAGCAGTCTCACTTGGTTCTGGCACGTTTGAGATTTGTGATTCTACCCACATCTTCTTTGCTTCCTCATTCTCGGTAAACGCTTGAAGTAAGCCAAATTCTTGAAAACGGTTTATCTCAATATCTTCACCTCTAATCCCTGCGTATGTCTTTACGAAAGAGTAAATAAGGTCTTTTGCAATATTGATTTTTTCATTTTCAGTTTTTGTGATGTCAGTTTCATAGTTTAAATCTGACAAAGACCGCCCTCTTTCATTACAAAAAACCTCCAAAAACTCCATTCCAAAATGAAGCCCGTACTCGACTGAATTGTATGTAATTTTAAAGTCCTTCATTTTTAAACGTTAGTTGTACGTGTAAGCTGTCCAGTTCCTTCAATTGTTAAATCAAACATGGGTGATTTTTCATTTGCAGAATCAATTTTTGCACTTGAAATATAACCGCTTCCCGAAAACTTAGAGTTTCCTACTACAGCATCTTCAAAAGATACGGCAACCATTGTTTTTGTTAAATGTGCATCCCAGCAAGCCTCATGACTTGTACGGGTATTGTCAGATAAAACCGTTAAATAACATTTAGTAGTGATTTTCCACTTCTGCTTTGTCGGTTTTTGGTCTGTGAATCCTTCTACGGTATCCTTATGAGAAATTTCTTCAAAAGACCATGAAGAATCTAATGAGCAAGTCTCAGAAGCTGCAATCGCAAGCCCTCCAATCTTAACCCGTAAATTATGCCCTTTAAGGGTGTCCCCTCCTGGTATTTGTGCCATTTTTTTATCCTGTTATGTTATGATAAAATGATAATATCTTTCTTGAAATTCTACCTGTTAAGGTGCTAAGTGTTGGAGGCGAATACGCTGAGAACTTAGTATATCCTATGTTAAAATCATTTAGAAAAATAGCCGTTTCCCCTTGTGTTGGGCATATAGCATTTAAGACTAATTGTGATAACTCCTCGCATTTTTTTTGCCCTTTGTAGTCCGTTATAATGTCAATTACTACTTTGTAATCATCAAAGATTACTAAGTCTTTATTTGAACCCTGTACGTATAGAGGAATAGTAATAATTGCGTAAGGCTTGGGCGTATTTTCTAATGCTTCACCATCAAAAAGCGGAATTATAGGATTGATTAGATTAAAATAACTTGTCCTTATTTGCTGTGATGGGTCTTTCATTATTTCGCTTTTGGCTCAACTTTAACCGTCTCAACAAGTTCAACGTGCTTAAATTGAATCAATTTATTTGCTCTGTTTTCGTCCTCAATTTCAAAAACTTCTCCTGTCGCTTTTTCTCCAAAAACTCCAAAAACATCATTGATTGCGTGTAAGGCTCTGACTTTCATAATCTTATGTTTGTTTGACTTATTACTTCTAATTTATTTCTGTAATCCCTTACGCCTTTTTCAAAAGCGGGTAATAAAAAAGGTCTTGGTGGCAGGTTGATTGTTTTAATGCCTTTTCCTTTGAACTGGCTTGCGAATGTTTCCCAACCGCTCGGAATTAGTACCGTTCCACCTGTTCCAAATTCCACGAATGGAGCGTAAACAACTGAAAAGGTAATCTTTCCCCCAAATCCGTTATTAATCGGTTCTGCCAATCCTGATTGTCTTAACTTTCCGTATTTTACAGGGGCGTTGGTTTTTGCTTCGTTCAAAACCTCATTAGCAACCTCGGCAGTAGCAATTTTTATCTTGTCTTGATAGTTTAAATACGCCCTATCAAGGTTGAATAAAACGCTTTCAAGTCCTGTTACGCCCATAATTACACCTTTTTACGTTCAACCGCTACTATCAAATATTCTAACCCTCTTTCGTTAATCGAACTAATCGTTAGAATATCAAGACGATTGCCGTTATAAATAATAATATCGGTTAGGTATATAGTTAATCCCCTTGAATCAAGTTTGATATTGTACGTTTTGTCATTTCCGACTTGTCCCGCTTGCTCTCGTTGTATCTGCGTTTGCTCTTTTACCTCGGCAAACCTTGAAGCGACTAAAACACCGTTTGAATCATACCCACCTTGACCATCTGCTACTTCGCTCGCACGATAAAAAGATATTTTTTTGCTAAGTAACGATGCCATTATACGTAAGAGGTTATTACTGCATTTAATCTGTAATTTGATAAGTACAATTCTCTCAATTCTTTCAAGGCTTGTACTTTTTGCAAATGATTCAACGAACCTTTTTCCGTATCGAGTGATATTCTTACCGATTGAAAAATTACTGATTCAAAATCTTCTGGTATCTTATCAAACCCCGCCCAATAAGTTAAACTTACAGGGACATCAGATTCAGCAAGCAAAGAATTAACAGAATCAAACACTACTGCTTGGCTATCTGAAAAAACAGGTATTGGCGTTTTGGCGGCTGGCATATAGGGTAAATCAAAAATTCCTTTTGCCGTCTGAACACTTACCTTTACCTTTCTCAAATACAGAAAATGACAAGTATATGCTTCGCTCTTTTTAATCTCGGAAAGAATAGCATTTAGGATTAACGTATCAAAATCGCTATGCTCAATAACCAGTTCAATCTTGCACCTATTCAGTAAATCTGTTTTTTGTGCAAGGGTTAAATCGGTTGCTTCAAGTATTTCAACATCGTATCCAGTTGTCATTATTCGTCTCCCTTTCTTTTGCGTTTTGCTTTTTCTACTTTCGATTCCAACTCTACGGGATTATTAAAAGTGTTTTGTTCTTGTGTCGTCTGCTCTACAATAGTTGCATAATCTAATTGAACAAAAATCTCCGCTAAGTCCGTATCAACCGTATATGATTGATAGGGCAGAAACGTTTCAGTCCCGTGGGAGATGAAACGTTTCATATTTATCTTAGTTCTTGTCATTGTTATCCAAGTAATGTAATACCACCAATAACCGCTGAACCGCCTGAGCCTGCATCTACAAAAGATCCTTTAATGAATGCTTTTGCTAAATAGCAAACCAACTGGATACGCTCAGAAATTTTAAGCGTTACCAAATCTTTATCGAAGTTGTCATTATTCTCAAATGAAATATCGAATCGGATTGACTGGTTTTGAATCAAATCGGCAGCACCTTTGAAGTCTCCTAAAACAAATTCATTAGGGTACATGAATGTCGATTCAATAACCTCTAAATTCATAATTCTTGGTTTCGCTTCTCCAAAGATGATAGGCAAAATGTATCTACCTTGCGTATCTTTTGTCAGTGCCATGCGTGTAAAATCGTTCGGATGAACATATACAGCAGTTGGCATATAATTATCAACCGTGGCTTGCAAAGCGGCAGCGGCAATTACATCATAATATGATTTGTTGGTAATGCCTAAACTTGTAGCAGGGGCAACAAAAGGAGTAGCAAAATTGTAAATCCCTAAGATATTACCACTCACGCCCGAACCGTGCATTAAGAATACATCTTCCGCAAGTAGCAATTTATCATTCATACGCTTTGAAACGTAAGCCTGAAACCCTACTGCATCATCTAATAATTCTCTTGATACATTCATAGTAGCACCGCATTTCTTTAAGAATACAGTAGCAACTTTTACCGAAGTTTCAGAGCGTGAATAAGTAGTACCTTCCACAACCATTGAGGTAGCATCAGTATAAATGTCCTCGTACTGGAAAGACCATTTGTCGGAAGTGGTCGGCTGAACATTTAAGCCATTACGAACGTGCAACTTGCGTTCTGGCAAAATAATAGTACCTTGTCTTCTATCGCCTGCGATAAAGTTTTCAACGTTCAAAGGTCCTAAACTCGTTGTTTCTAAAACATTAGCCTTTGTTTCAAACCCGAAAGTATCACGGTAAGACTTAATTTCAGAATTACGCCCTTCAATGCCTTTTTTAATTTGCTCGTAAGCAGAATTATTCTCAACATTTTCAAAAGGGAACTGAGACTTTTTAACAACACGTTCTAAATCTTCAAACTTTTCTGAGAGTTTTACAATATCTCTTTTAGTGTCTTCACCAGCCTGCTTTCCATTTTCTTTTATCTTGCCTTCAAACTCGACTAATTTTTCGTCAAGTGCTTTTGAAAGCATTTCTTGTTGTTCTTTGAACTCCATTTTTTTAATTTTTTAAGGATTTTATAAATGCTTCCAATGCTGTCTCCTCCCCATTCGGCTGACTGCCTTTCAGCGGGTCAGTGATTGACTTAGTTTCAATATCGGTTTGATTACTTTTCACTTCACCGCCCATTATCATTGCATTTTCAGCACTTTCTAAATAGGCTATTTGGTCGATTGCATGACCTAATATTTTTTCTGCGTGTGGTCTTGCTAATGCGTTCAATTGAGCCACACCGCAAGCACTTGCCACTTCTTTAATTCTGTATTCAATAGATTGACATACCTCGTAGCATTCCTTTTGCTCGTCATTCATTAGCTCGTATGCCCTCCAATTAATCCCTTTTAGTTCGATGCGTTCACGGATTGACTTTGTTTCAATCTTCTTATTATCATCTTCTTCTTTTTGCATCTCAGCGTCTTTAATACATTTCGATAATTCTTGATACTTTGTCTCAATATCTCGCATAGATTCATCGGTATATTTTCCGTGTTTCAATGCTTTTTCAAGTTTTTGAGCCATTTCAAAAATATCTTTTTGTGATTTTATGCCTGTAATTGGGGTGTTTTCGTTGGCAGCAAAAAACTGTAAACCAGAACCTTCAAAAAGGTTTATTTCGGTCATTAAATTATAGTTGTCTTGCTTTTGCTCCTTAATTGTTTGGTAGCCAATCGAATGAGAAGTAATAATACCGTCCTCGCACATAAGCAAATAGTCTTGACCAAGCGAGTGCCGTCCAATTTGGGCTTCGTAGGCTAATCCAATACTATCTTCTTTGAGGTCTGTAAATACGCCTACTACCTTAGTGGGGAAGTGGTCAAGTAGGTATTTAATTTGTAGCTTTTTTGAATTAACGCCTTTCTCTTGTAGCGTTTTAGAGAATGCACCCTTTTG